AACAAGCCAAGCGGCGACCAGTTCAGCACCAGGGCCGTCACGCCGCCGATGCCGCCGGCGAATGCCTGCTGCACGTCAGCCCACAAGCCGTTTGCAAACGCCTTGATGCTGGCCCAGGCACTGCTAAACGCATTGTCGACGACATTCCACAGATCCGTAAAGAATCCCTTGATCGGCTCCCAATACTGATAGATCAGGTAAGCGGCCAAGGCGATGGCGGTAATCACCAAGCCAATGGGGTTCATGAGGAAAGCCCGACCGACAAACAGCAGGGCGCGGCCTAGCCATAGGAAGGCGGAAGCAGCGCCGCGCAAGATCGGTGTCAGCACGCCGCCACTAACGCCCATCTTGGCGAACAGCACATGCAGCATCGCATAGGGACCGATCAAGGCAGCCAGACCTAGCATCAGCGGACCCAGCACCACGAGGATGGCCGCCAGGCTGCCAAAGCCCACAATCATGACCTTCGACAAGATGGGGTTGCGTGCCATGAAGCCGTTCAAACCATCCAGGGCGGCGGTCACGGACTCGATGGCGCGGGAATACAGCGGCAATATTTTCTCGCCCATGGTCAGCTTGAGATCGGCCAGCTTAGCCAATGTTTCCATTTCCTTGCCGGCAGCTTGCTCCCGGGCGAGCGGCTCCAGCTGGTCGATATCGTAGGCGCCTTCGTTCAATTTCCGGTTCTTGTGGATCTGGAAGCGCTGCAAATACATGTTCGCCATTAGGTCGCCGGCCTTGCGATTGGTAAACAGGCTGCCGATAGTGTCGAGTACCTTTGTGGGCGCGGTGATTCCGTTCTTCGCCAACTGCGGCAACAGTATCTTTTCCATCCACTCGAATTGGCTCTTTTTGAACAGATCAGAACCCAGCAGTGCGCCCGGATCCAGCTGCGCTGTCTGGCCGACCTTGTCGTGCTTAACCTTGGTGTGGTCGCCAATCAGGCCCAACTTGTCCAGGTTCATCGCAGCCCGCTTGCTGGTTCGGCCCTGGTACAGATTGTTATAGCTCGACATCAGGCCATTGCCGACGCCAAAGCCGCCCAGCTCCTGCACCAGCGGCTCCAGCTCGTAGTAAAAGGACTTTTCGTCCATGCCCTTGGCCGCAATGCCGCCCGTCTTGATGAGATTCAGCCACTCGGTCGGGCCGACGCGCCCGCCGGTCGCGGAAATGACCTTCTGTACCATATTGGCTTGCTCGTTGAACTTCGCGGCGCTGGCCGTGCCGCCGCGTACCTCGATCACCTTCAACATGTCCATGAACTTGCGTTCATTCTCGCCGCCGGCTTCCTCGCCATAAAACGCCTTGTTGGCAAATTTCATCTTCGCCAGCATGGGAGCGACCATCTGCGCATGCGGCAGATCGCCGAACACGGACATGCTGTCCCTGACCAGCTCCAGGTTCTCGGCGTGGCTGGTGCCGTAGGTTTTCATGGAACGGGCATATTTCTCGGCATCGGCGCTGACCTGGGGACCCAGGCCCAGGGCGGTAATGCGGCCCTTCTCGGTCTGGTAGTGCTTCGCTTCCTGCAAGCCTTTCACTAGGGGCGCACCCACGGCGGCGCCGGCGACGGTCGCACCGATGCCGGCGGCAGCGACATTGCCGGCGGTGGAGCGCAGCTTGTCGGCATGTTGGCGGGCGCCAGCAACCTTCTGCTGTTGCGCACCGACTGCGGCCAGCTTCTTCTGCTGGGCTGTCAATTCGGCATTGGTAAAGGTGATGCTGTCTTTTAGCCAGGTTTGCGCGGAACCCAGTTTGCGCGTATCGATGCCTGCGCCCGATAAACGGGAACGCAGGATCTGCATTTGTTCGCCTTGCTGCTGGCCGGCCTGTTTTAAGGCGCTGGCCGATTTCACGGCGGCGTTAAATTCGCGGGTCATGGCACGCGTAGGTTGCGCCGTTTGCTGCATCCTCTGCGCCAGGGCGGCAATCTGCTGTTGCGTCTCGCGCAGCTTGCCACTGCTGGCCTGCAAGCCGGCGCCCAACTCGCGGAAACGCCCAACATCCTTTTGCTGGGCATTCAATTCTTTCAGGCGGTCGTTATTGGCCTTGATGGCTTTACCCAGGGTGGACGATTCGCCGGTGATCTTTTTTAAAGGGCCGGTCAGCTTGTCCAGCGCCGCAAACACCACCTGTAACCGTAATTGCTTGTCACTCATCCATATTCCCTAATCTTCCGCGCCGCTGCGTACCCTGGCGCGTTCGCGCCAGGCCATCAATTCTGTAATGGGTAAATCGTCCATGGCCTGCGGCGGCCAGTGAAACACCACCGCAATATCGGCCATGGGATCTTCTACTCGGTCCGGAAGGCCGCCAGAAGATCGGCTCTCTTCACCAAAAAAATGGCAACCTCCGAACCGATCTCGGTCAAGTCCGCCGGATCCATGTCGGCAACCTCTTGCGCGGTCAAGGTGGGCCGCGTGATACGCGGCAAGATGGTCTGCAAGGCAGCCACGCTCAGGTTGCCCAGCTCCATCAAGGAAACGCCGCGCAGTTCTCCCGCCTTCGGGCGGCGGATGGTGACTTCGCTGATGACGCTGTCGCCGCGCTTGATCGGTTCGTCCAGGGTGATTGCCTTGAAGGTGATCGGCGCGTTGCTGGTGGCGGTGTTAATGTTTTTCATAGGTGCTTTCAATAAAGGAGGTGCAAATGAGAAAAGGGCAGTGGTTAATATTGATCCTGGCGTTAACTCTAGGGGCGGTCGCGATCTGGATACTGACTGCCCCTAATCTAATTTAGAGACCGATAGCGCTACGAATAGATGCGTTGCGGTCCACGCCGTTGACCTTCTCGATGGCGTTGATGAAATCGAATTCAAAGATAGGCCGGTTATCGATGGTCAGTTTGTAATAGCTGCATACGGTGGTGTATTTCTGACTGGTGTCCTCGGCTGACTTGGCGTTGCCCATGTCGATTTCCTTGTGCCGACCACGCACAACGATCTCGACTGCCGAATTGGAGCCATCGTCGTCATTCTCGTAAGCGCCGGCAAAACGCAATTGCGTCGCGTTATGGCTGCGGGCGCCATACTGCAGCAGGGCTTCCAGGATGAGGCCGCCGGCAGTCCATTCCAGGGTGATCGCTTCATTGCCCAGGTCGACCGATACCGGGCCGCTCATGCCGCCGGCGCGGTATTCCTCCATCTTGCGGGAGAGTTTAGGGAGGGTGATTTCCGTCACTTGGCCGCGATAGGAATTACCACTATCGAACAAAATAAAATCTTTCAGTTTCTTAGGCATGCCCATGGTGTAGTCCGTTCTCTCTGTAAATGGTTAGGCGTTGACGGCGGCGGCGAACTCGGCCAGGTAGCGGTCGGTGATGCGTTGCTGGAACAGCAGGTTTTCCAGAGGGGGCACTGGCGTGTAGTCGTAATCGATTGCCAGCTTGCCGTCCTTCAGGTTTTCCTTGCTGTTGTATTCAGGATCGAACCAGGCGCTGCCGCCCAGCAGATAGCCGCCTCCGATCAGGGCGCGGAACTTGGCATTGATGCTCTCGATCAAGTCCTTGACCATGGCTGGATGCATCGGCACGTCGACATAGGCCATATGCGCTTCGGCAATGGTGTCGGCCACGACCTGGGCGGTGCGGGTGTAGTTTTCAAAGTAAAAATAGCCGCCGGTCTCGCAGGTACGCGAACCCCAGAAACGGAACCCGTTGCTGTTGATGAGCGTGGTGACTTCCTTGCTGTTTAGGTAACCGGCATCGGTGGCCGGATCCTGCAGATCCCAGAACACGTCCGAGGAGATGCCGGTCGGGCCGTTGACCACCATATTCGATATCGTTTTATGCCAGCCGATCTCTTCATCGATCTTGGCGCGCAGGCCCATGGCATAGGCGGTCGCCGCCATACTGGCATCGGCATTGGTGGCGGTATCGAAGTTCACGAAATCCGGCCAGATCACCATCAGCTCGCGCTGGCCGAAGTCCTTGCGGTAGGCGGTTGCCTCCTCCTTGGTCATACAGCCATGCGCCGATACATAAGCAAAGGCGCGGAGTTGCTGGCCTACGCTTGCCAGCGCATTGGCGACCGGCTTGGTGTCCAGGCCTGGCGCACCCAGGATCCGCGGTTTCACGCCAAGCCGAGCCTGGGCCGCCAGCAGCGCCTTGATCCCGGTATATTTGCCGGCGGCGGTCGTGGTGCCGATGACATTGGAGGTCGTCTCGGCTTCATCCTTGCCCTCGGCCACGCGCACCACTACAGTCAGGGGCTTGGTTTGCAGGCCGACGGCTTCCAAGCAACGGCGCAGCGTCCCTTTGACGCCGGCTTTGCCCTGAGCGGCGATAACATTAGTCAGCAGGACCGGCGTGTCGAGCGGGAAGACAGCCGGGTCGGCATCCTCGGCGGTAGCAATCAAGCCGATGACTGCGGTGCTGACGGTACGGATCGGGCGGGTGCCCTCGTTCTTTTCGATGACGCGCACGCCATGGTGGTAATCAGTAGGCAAAGTTGGCTCCTGGTGTAAATGAGATGAAAAATTAAACGGTGGTGCTGTTGGGCGCGATCGGCCAGGCGATGGCATCGGGGAAACCTGTTTTGGAAATCACGCGCTGCAGCGTGTCCTGGTACGCAGACCAAGCACGAAAGACTTGCGCTTCCTCGGTGGACAATTCCCCGGCTGCATAGGCATCGGCTTTGCCGGTCGTGTGACCGCGTGCAACGGCCATGCGCGCCTCAAACACGGTCATGGCCGCCGCGCTGGCGTTTTCAAACGTCGGCGGCTCTGCCGGCCAGGTCACCGTATCGGGGAATCCCGCTTGCTCAATGGCGCGCACCAGGGCGATCTGATAGCTTGACCAGGTGCGGAAGCTATACGCTTCCTCAAGCGATAACAAACCGGCGGCATAAGCGTCAGCCTTGCCGGCGTTCTTCGCCCGGGCCAGGGTCATGCGGCGCTCAAATTCAGCCATCGCTGCCGCCCGTTGCTTGTGGTTGACCACGGCGGGATCGATCTGCCAGCAATTCCCCTGCCAGGTATGGTCATCCGAGGGGCGCGGTGTCTCCGTTAGTCCGTGTTCGGCAGGCGTCTGGCCGGCGACCAGGATCTCGGCCGCTTCGCC